ATCCCAACCTTGTGATAACGGTTCTTTTCCTCACCCTTGTCGTTTGTGTATTTACCCACGATGGTTGTGATTTCCTTCAATACTTTAGCCATTAATTTTCTCCAATTGTTTAATTTTCTGCTCAACTTCGTCTAAAAACTTGATTACTTCCTGCTCTAGCTCCGCAGCGTATTTAGGGTCGTACTCAACCCGTTTAATAAATAACTGAAGATTCTCAGGCAGTCTTGGGTCGTAAGACACAAAATCTGTCCAATGTCTGCCAGTACAGCACATCTGCCAAGTCATCTGGGTTAGATACTTTGTCGGTACTTTGCCTGATAACAATGTCTCAATATGAGTTGCTGTGTTTGGGCATTTAATCTCAATCATTCCTGAATCACCCACTAACCCGTCAGGGGAAGCGCCAGTCATCGCTATGGATGGATGGTCAACAAACCCTACTTGATCGACTGTGAGCCCCGTCTTGACCTCATAGGCAGCCCTTGCTAGTGGTTCTGTCTCTGTTCCCCATGCCATCGCTGAGTTGGAATAGGATTCTGCAACTTTTTGAGTCATCCTTTCGCACACCAGCTGTGCCATGTAGTTGTCCCGACTTGTCGAGTAGCCTGTCTTTGTCTTGGCAATAATGTCTGCAATCCTAGACCCCGTTGCCTTTCCTAGTCTTGCCTGAAACCATGCGTCTGTGCCTTGTTCTATATCCATGTTTTATCCTCGTCAAATTGTTTTTTTCTTTCAATCAAATGCTGCAATACGTCAACAAAGTCAATATCAATTTCCTCTGAAACTGTAAGTAGCATATCAACTGTGGCGCAATATGTTACGTCCATCTTTTCATTAAGAAACGCATCAAGCATCTTTTCGTAAACTCTTACTACTTCTTTTCCAAATTTAGTCTTAGCCATTGTTGTTCTCCATGAGTTTTTTCTTCATTGCGTCTTTTACCTTAATGATCTTCAGCTTCCATTCTTTATCGCCATCAGCTGCTGAGATTGCCTGTACAAAATTCTTTTGTAGAGTTTCTAAGTTTTCTGAGTCAGCTATAGCAGTTAACCAATCCATCATTTCAGATTCGTTTACAGTGCTTTCAGGTTCTTCGCTAGGCGGTAAATCTTCACCAGCGTAAATATAAAGCCCAAGACCGTGAAGACTTAGCGCTTTAGTCATGCAACGCATAATCGAAGTATTGACTGCAAACGCATCGGGGTTCTGAATCGCTTTGTTTAAATGATTCATAACAGGGAGTTGGCAAGTCATTGGTTTACCAAACATCGTGACTGTGACCCAAACCATCGCAGTTCCGTTGATGTTCATAAAACATTTATCACCAAACATCTGGACTTCAAATGTCGCAGTTGGGTCAACTTCTAATGCTTGTGCCCATGCCCATGCCCAAGAAAGATATGTCAGCTTGCCCTTTTTCTCGGTGTGATCGTTAACATTAAGTTTTAGTAAATCTTTAATCATATTACCCCCAAGAAAATACAGCCAAACACAATAACGGCCAAAAGTACGCAAATCACAATTACTAATTTATCTTCTTTGTCCATGTCAGTCTCGAAGGTTGGCTCAGGAGCTTCTGGGAAAGCCTCTGATAAAGTTCTAGGGAATTTTTTAGTGGTAGGGTTAATATTGCCCTTAATAAATTTAATTGTCATTGTCATCTCCTTCGCAGTTCTCGCATCCGGGATGATCTGGGTCTTGACAGTTGGGGTATGCGTTTAATGCGCTATATCTGCGCTTTGCATAAAATATTTGTGCAGACATTTCTGCTATATCGTCATTTTCAAAGTAGTTCATAATTTGTTCCTTAATTTATCTAAATTCGTCTTAATAAGAAATACCAACTTTAGCCATTTCTTTGCTAGATACGCCCATTTCAGACAATCTATATCCTACTGTGGCTTGAAATACTGTACACATATTTGCCCAAAACTCTGCGGAATTATCATTAATGTGGTCACAGTTTTCTGCATCAACGCTCATATCTACTAAATGAGATCCATAAGCATCTTCTACTAATTTTGTCATTGCTTTATATTTTTCATAATTTGTCATTTTGTTTCCTTTATTTATCTAAATTTGTCTGTATCAGTTTTTGTGCTGATAGACGTATTGTCTACGAAATTTGACAAGATTTACAAATAATTCAATATTTATTTAAAAGTGTTGCTTTTTTGTCAACTTATGTAGATATAATTATGGCATGGATATATTTAAAGCAATCGAATTAGCTGGTTCTCAGTCTAAATTAGCCCGTATTCTAGATACTTCTAGAGCTGTAGTTCATTCTTGGACTAAGCGGGGAATACCGAAAATGAGGATTTGGCAATTAAAAATGGTTAAACCTGAGTGGTTTGATGAAAAACCTCGTTTTTAGGGTATATAATTCAAACCGTCTAGAGTGGCATCTAGGCGAAAGAACTGGTAAAGAACCCCGCAGAGTCCTGTGTGGTCTTGTCGTACAGCATGACGAGTCTTTTGACCAGTTCAATCGTCTTGTTGTTGCTCTCGCCAAGAGCCAAGACCACAGAGCATTTTGCGGGGTTTTTGCTTTTGGAGACCGTACTCCACACGAAAGCAGAGCGTTTGCATGGACGGCTTGGAAGTAAACACCGCACACCTACACACCCGGGTGCAAAACGTGACCGAACTTGGTTTAGGTATCGGTAAAGCAATTGGTAGCTCAGGTGGAAAACTAGGCCAGTTGTATAAGCGAATAAACCCGTCAAGCGCACTTGGGCTTTTTGTGTATTTAAGATAAATTAAGATGAATGAAGATCAACAAAGATGCTGGAGAAGGTAGGTATATCCACCCTAGCATAACCTATGGAGAAATGAAATGAATAGCTTTGAACAATGGTGGGATAGTGTGGAATGGAGTTTTAGTATGCGTCTAATTATTAAACCATTAGTTGAACCATTTGCAAAAATGGCTTGGAATGTGGCTTTATTGAAAGAACGTGAGGATTGTGCAGAAAGGGCTTGGATTGCTTTGGTAAAGAATAGTCAACCTTGGAATGTCAGACGAGATGTAACAGAATCAATCAAAGCAGGGACACAAAAATGACTTTTGAAGACTTTTGGAAATCATGGCCTAGATCAACCCGAAAAGGCGCTAAATCACAATGCTTCAAGGTTTGGATTAAAACTTACTGCGATTCCTGTGCAGACCAGATTATTAAGCATGTTGAATGGATGAAAACCACCGATCAATGGCGCAAAGACAACGGGGCTTTTATTCCTGCGCCTTTAGTTTATTTAAACCAGCAAAGATGGGACGGGGCAGAGATTCCTGAGACTTCTACGATGGTTCAGGAACGTGATCCTTACCTTGTCAAGCTGGAGGAGGAGAAATCTAAAGCTGTTCCTATGCCTGACTGGATCAGGGAGAAAATGAAAGGGATAGGCCGTGTTTAAAACGATCTGGCAACCCGTCCCGAAGTGGGAAGTACCCGTCAAAGAACTTCAGAGAGCTAAGTTTCCGTTACGCAAAGACGAAAAAAAACGTGAACGGGTTAATCAAAACGAGACTAGAAAGTGGATTTTTAATGTTTGATTGGGATGCTGAATACGCTTCGATTGTGAAGTTTTACTCTGAACTGGCGATGCGTACAGGCTGGAGGGATTACGTTAGAGATTTGGTTAAACAGAAGATGCAAGACCCGGTATTAAAAGATTTAGGCAAAGACGTAGCACAGAAAATTAAGGAGCTTGAGAATGACAAAACAGGAAATTAATTATTACGATTTGAGACAATGGGAATATTTCTATTTGTCATTAGCTTACGATTGTAAAGACGAGGTTCTCCAATGGATGTATCTGTTTGACTATGCGTTTTATAAATACAGAGCTGATGGGATAAGGCCATGAGAATAGTTTGTTGGTTTTCCTGTGGAGCAGCTTCAGCCGTAGCAACCAAACTTGCAATTGCTGAAAATTCAGGCAAATTACCATTAATTATTGCTTACACCGAAGTCAAGGAAGAACACCCAGACAATAAAAGATTTCTGGCAGACTGTGAAAATTGGTTTGGGCAGAAAATACAAATCCTTAGAAACGACTTTTATGATGGTTCAATCTACCGTGTGTTTGAAAAAAACTACATTCGGACACCCAAGGGAGCGCCTTGTACCCGAGCGCTAAAGAAACAAGTCAGAGAGCGTTTTGAGCTACCAAATGATCGTCAAGTGTTTGGATATACGGCAGAGGAAGAAAACCGTTTAAATCGCTTTATAGACGCAAATAACGATGTGGATATATGGACACCTTTAATTGACAAAGGATTGTCTAAAGAAGACTGTTTAGCCATGCTTAAAAATGCCAATATTGAGTTACCAGCCATGTATAAACTTGGGTATCACAATAATAATTGCATTGGTTGCGTCAAAGGCGGAATGGGATATTGGAACAAAATTAAAATAGATTTCCCTGAACACTTTGATCGGATGGCTAAGTTGGAACGGTTTAAGACACAGACTATTTTTAAAGATAGATATTTAGACGAGTTAAAACCTACGGACGGGAATTACCCTCAAGAACAAAATATTGAGTGTTCTATCTTTTGTCAAATGGCTGAGGAGGAATACAAATGAGGAGAGCTGCTAGACGAGACGAGAACGAAAAAGAGATCGTTGAGGCTTTACGCGCGGTGGGTGCAACTGTTTATCTTTTAGATCAACCATGTGATCTTTTGGTGGGGTATCGAAACCAGACTATTTTGATGGAATTGAAAAATCCCAATAGCAAATACGGTAAAAAAGGGTTCAACGAAAATCAAAAGCACTTTGTTGAGAACTGGAAAGGTGGGCCATTTTGCCTAGTTGATTCTGTAGACGCAGCGCTACGGATGTTAAAAATAATGATAAATTAAGATGCAATACAAATTAATCAATGTCAAGCAGGGAACTGCGCTAATCAAAACGCTTTGGCCTAAGATGAAATCAGCGCTTGAGGTTGGGAAAGAACTGTGCCTGACCGTTGAAGAAGCGCACCGATCTGACGATCAAAATAAGAAATATCACGCAATAATTGCTGAAATAGCCAAACAAGCGCAGCATATGGGCGCTCAATGGGATGCTGAGAGCTTTAAGCGGTTTTTAATAGATCAATTTGCCCATGAAACGGGGCTACAAGGCTCTAAAGTCGTACCGAGCTTGGATGGTACTAGGATTGTGCAATTAGGCTTCCAGAGCCGTAAATTCACTAAAGAACAAGGGTCTGAGTTTATAGAATGGTTATTGGCTTGGGCAGCAGATAAAGGAATTGAAATAAGAGGACAAGATGCCTAGAAAAATATCAGAAATAACAGATGGAGTATCCGTAACTATAAGGCTAAGTAAAGAGCAAAGGGATATGTATTATGATTTAGGAGGCCATGATTGGCTACGCAGATACATAGACCGCCAGATCAGATCAGAGGAGATTCAATTGGGTGTAAGAGAGGTAAAAAATGACAAAAGATGAAGCAATAAATATCGTTCAGACGTTTTTAGATAAGAGCAGTCACGCTAAATGGAAGATCGTTCAAGATGCCATAGACTGTCTAAAAGAACCCGTCTATGTGGAGAGTAATTACAAGACTTGGAATAAGGCTTGGGCTAAAGGGTTTGACTCAGGTTTACAACAGGCTGAAAAGGATAGCAGAAAATGGTAATTGAGACGATCCGCTGTTACGAGGGACGAAATCACACCCGAGGTGAGGTAAAGCAGTTATTTACTAAGATTTATCGGTGCAAGCGTTGCACTACAACATGGGATTCAAAACCAAATGGTCACAATTGCAAAGACAACATACGTCCGTTCCAAGAAACTGCTGGAGAGGGCGAGGCTTATTCCGTGTCAAATTTGCGGATGTGAGGACGGTAGTGTTGTTGCAGCGCACAGCAATCAAGCTAAACACGGCAAAGGCCGAGGAATTAAGGCCTCAGACGTTTATATAGCTTCCCTTTGCTACGACTGCCATACGATGATAGATCAAGGCGCTGGGCTAACCCGTGAGCAAAAGAACCGCAGTTGGGACATGGCGCACTTAAATACCGTTTGGGCTTTGGTTTACCACGACTTTTGGCCTACGGAAATTCCCCTTCCAGACACTTACGAGGCTTGGAAAAGGGAATCCACAAACTGATTACTTACGCAGAGCAGGAATACCAGCGCTAGGTTGTTCTGTGCCTCTGTGGGCTTTTTCCATAGGTAGGCTCATGTGTTTGTCTAATTTCTTCTCAAGCCTGTGTAATTCGTTTTCTGAAGCTAGAGCGTGATCTCTTTCTACAACGTAATGTCCTTTTTTAGACTCGTGAGTTTTGCCCGTCATTTTAAAGTTTGTAGCCATTTAGCCTCCTAGTATTTGCATTGCGTGCTCAAAACGAGCCATTCTGTCTTCTAAGCCTATTGTCCAACCATTAATTGCTTTTGTTAAGCCCACAAAATCGTTGTTATCAACAAGGCGATTTAGGTTGTGTTTCTCCCAAAATAACGCAGCTGAGATGGCTGAACCCTCTGGGGTAGCCACAGCATCAGGATTGCTTACAAAGTCGATCTGAGTAGCATCTGAGAGCTCCTCGTAGTTTGTTTTGCCTGTTGTTTCTAACCAACCACGGCCTCGGTAATTCCACCCGTCCCCTGATTCTTCGTCCCCGTTACCCATGCGGTTGGCATAAGCCCGGTTTGCTATCTTTTCAGGCTGATGGGCATATTCTGAGGCGTTTTCTTCGTTGAAGTGGCTAGGCCAAGTCTTGCACAGAGATTCGGCTTTATAGTTTAAGTTTTCCTCCATAAACCGAAAGGAATCGGATTCGTGTCCGCATTGGGCGATAAACGCAGCGACACGGGCAGGAGTGGATAGATCGGCCTTTTCGATTGCCATATTGACTGGTTCAATTAAAGCCTCGGCATGGCTTAAATCAATTTTTGCTATTTTAGCGAGGGTTTGGGAATCCATTAATCATTGTCCTTACTTGGTTATAGATTTGAAGACAGGCGTTGAGTTTCCTGATGGCTGAATCCCCGTCATCGGTGATCCTGACAAGACTTTCAGCAAACGTTGAGTCAATTCGGGCGTAGCTGGGGTCAGATCCGCTGGTAGAGGGGGCATTTGAACAGCTAGAGTTGGGGGCGGTTTTGACGTAGAGCTGCAACTTGCCAGTAGCAATATCAGCATCACGCTTGGCAATCTCTTTTTTAGCATTGGTCTTCTCCTTTTGAAGCTCTGCGTCCTTGTCGCTTATC